AAACTATGGAGTTCATATATCTGCAAGTCCAAAATCATTACAGTTTGATGCAGAAGGTATGCCATATACAACCAGTACAATTACAATAACCTCAAATGTAACTTGGACTTATAGTAACGGAGGTAATACTTGGATTAGTTGTACTCCAACTACTCATGCAGCAGGAACTACTAATGTTGCTATCGGTGTTCCCCTATATGCTGGTATAAGAAATGGAACCATTAATTGGTATAATGGAGCATATAATACAACAGCAACAATAAGTCAAAGTTCTTAATACATTATAATGATTACACATTTTTAATTAAATAAGGACTTATAAAAAATTAAAATTAAATAATATGGAAAACAATTTCAATAACAAAGATCAGGAGCCAACAGTAGATTCTGAAGGTATCGACTTCAAATTCTCACAAGAAATTGATAATACTGTTGAGGCACCAGTCTTTAAAGAAGATAGAAACAAGAATAAGGATATAGTTCCTTATGTCGATAAGGAAGGAAAGAATTATCCAGATAAACTTCTTTATGCCTTTAATAACTGTAGTCTTCACAATGCTATTGTACTCTCTAAGGTATTTCAGGACATGGGTAAAGGATTTATCTTTTCTCCAACGGATCCAAATGCTACTACAACTGAAGAATTTCTTCATTGTGTAAATGGAGATGGAGAGGATATTAACGAAATTGGAATGAAAGCTACTTATGATCTAGAAATATTTGGAGCATTCGCACTCTTAGTTACTTTTTCTAGAGACTTTTCTCGTATTGCAGAAATAAAAAATGTAGATTGGAGTAAACTTCGTGTTTCTAAAGTAAATGAAGATGGAAAAATTCCTGGATATTATTATTCTTTTGATTGGAATGACTTAGGACGTAAAATTAAAAAACAATTTATTCCTATTTATAATCCAACATCTGCAAAAGATCAAGCTGAAGCAGTAAAATATGCTATTTCAGTTAGTGATAAAGATGTTGTTTCACCAGTACAAATAACAGAAACAACACAAGTATATGTTGCTAAACAATATAGACCAGGAACTTTTTATTATCCACTTCCTAAATATATTGGTGCTCTTTCTTCTATTGAAAGTAATTTAATGGCTGCTCTTTATGGGGTTAATTCTTGGAAAAATGGAATGAATGCTGATTATCATGTTACATTTATTGGTAATTATACAGCAGATCAGAAAAAAGAAATAGCTAAGAAATTCTACAAGATGCATACTTCTGCTGCTTCAGTTAGGAAACCAGTTATTTCTTTTGCTAAAGATAAAGATACTGCAGTTATTATACAAGCTATTGGAAACAAAACAGATGATACAGGTTATATCAATATAAATTCATTCGATAGAGAAAATATTCTTTATGGCCATAGAATGCCTTCATGTTTGATGGGTATTGATACACCAGGAAAATTAGCAATGTCTCAAGAATTACAAGATGCTCAAAATATTTTCTTTGAAACTGTAGTTCAGCCAACTCAATTTGAAATCTGTAAAGCTTTCAATAAGTTATTAGCTTATAATGAATTAGCTGAATTAACTATAGATCCAATTAGAGTTACTTTTGGTGGTCTTGCAATTGTTCATGAAACAGAAAAAGGAACTCCAGCAAAACCAGCACAACAAGCTCCAACAGCTGGAATAAATCCTGATAATGGAGAAATACAAGGGGAAGGTCCAAGTAAAGCTCCATCAAATTCACCCTTAAAACAATAAAATTATGGCAACATATATGATTTCAAATGATTATGTTAAGAGTCATTCTCTCATTGATACAAACGTTGATGATAAAATTCTTAAAATCGCTATTATAGATGCACAAGAATTAATTTTAATTCCTGCAATAGGAACATCTATGTATAATTATCTGGTAACTAATATTATAAATAAAACCCTCGATCAATTACATCAATGGTTAATGGTAAATAAAATATGGCCAGTTCTTTTACATGGGGTTCAAGTTAAAATATTAGAGCATCTTGCAGATAGATATACAAATGCTGGTATAGTTAGAATGGATAAAGATAATGCAAGTCCAGTAGTTCCACCAGAATTAGGAAGATTAATGAAAAGTAGAGAAAGTGCTATGCATCATCATCTTGATATGCTTATCAGATATTTAACAACTCATAGTTCAAGTTTTCCTGAATGGTTAATCATAACTCCTGACGGTAAAATACCAGAAGTTGAACAATCAACTGTAGATTTCTATTATGACGAACAATTAGGACCTATAGATTTCGGAAGAAGAAGTCCAGCAACCTATGGCATGTCGCACCCATATCTCTAGTAATCAATTAGTTAGCAATTTAAAAATAAATAAAATGAAAAAACTTTTAAAAAAATTATTCGAAAATCAATGGCTTGTATTTGGCTCAATGATGTTTACAGCAGTTGGAGCACTCATATATCAAGGATTAGGATTTATTTTAGCATTTCTTTTCTTTATTGCCATTTTAATTAAAAAAATGACTTCAAAATAATATGAAAAAACAACTAGGTCAAATCATAGATACTTTTGCTGCATTTGCAACAAAACACAAACAGATAGCACAATTTGCAGTGTTGCCTTCTGAGGAATTTATTTCCAAAAATAAAAACTATCCTTTCTTTATTATTGAACCTAATGATGCAGTAATAGGAAATGGGGAGGTTAGAATTACATTTGTGATTTATGCTTTAGATATAGTTAGAAAAGATGATGCTAATTTTAATCAGGTTCTTTCTACAACAATGCAGATTATAGAAGATTTTTGGGTTTTCTTTAATGAGAATATGGATCTTTATGGATTTTATTTATCAGAGAATTCTGCAACAATGAAACGTGTTGCCTATATGTTTGGCGATATGTTAGCAGGATATAAATTATCTGTAATTGTTCAGGTTCCTATGTTCAGAGATGAGACTTTAATTCCAGAAACAACTCCTATTATTTAAAATGCCAAATATATATACATATCCTGATTTTGAGAGAGTTCTAAATGGCTTTGCAAATAATGTCGTAGAAAAAATGCAAGACAAATTAGAAAATACAAGATTACAAAGTATGATAGATATTACTCCAGCTTGGTATGCAATGGACGGTAATTTAATTAATATTAGTTTATCTATGCCTGCATACGCACATTGGGCAGATACGGGGAGAGGACCAGGAAAAATGCCTCCAGAAGCTCCAATTATGTCTTGGATGGAATATCATGCAATCCCTTTATCTGCTTTATGGCCAATAAGAATTAAAATTGGAGAAGAAGGAACAGAAGGAAGAAACTTTATTTATTTATTTACACAATATGCACAGAATTTTTTCAATTTATTAAATAATGCAATTATTGATGATATTGCTAGGAATTTAACAATGGCATTTAATATAAATGGAATATCAGCTAAACTTATAAATTAATGTTAACAATACAAACTACCTCAACGGTAAATATAACAGCAGGGCTTAATCTGCTTCCAATCTATAGTGATATAGTTATGATTGCAACGGATTATTCCACAAATGTAAATAATTTTCTATTTCAAATAATTGTAAATGGGATGGATTATTCTGATTTTTCTGTTTCAGCAAATGGAAATTATCAAGGATCTATTAATTTAAGTACAGTTCTTGATGGAATTATAAATGCGGATCCTTCTACAGACATTAATCAATTTATAAATATTGGGGATGTTTCAAGTGGAGCAATTAAAAAAATAAATTATATCATTACTTCAAGAGACTTAAATAATACTATAATTAATCAAATAGATAATACAGATAATACAAGTTCCCAACCTCTTTATGTATTTAATGGTGTTGTGCCTAGAGATAGCCCGGATGTTCAAAAAGATCCTTATTATTTCTTTCCTAATGCTTCAAATGGTCATTATTTAAAAAAAGTGAATAATGACATTTACATGCAAAATCCCAGTACTGCTGAGATAAATGATGTTCATTTTCTTTCTTTCTTAGATGGATCTTTTGGCGGGAGTATGCCTCTCGTTGATGTGTCAAGTCTGAACTTTGCTTTTTATTCGGGGAACTCTAGCACTAATACAAATTATGTATTTTCAAAATCTACTTTGCCAAAAATAGTAACTATTAATTTAGCAAAAGCACCAGGAATTACAAATACTCCTTATAAAATGGTAGTTAGTAATCCTCAGGGTTTACTTCCTCCTGTTACGGTTTATTTTGTAGATAAAAACAAAATTCATGACCCTTATACTATATTATGGACTAATCAACTCGGGGTTCAAGATTCATTTTTATTTAATCGTGTTCCTCAAAAAGATATTGCAATTACAAGTTATACTTTAGGATGGTATACTAAAAAAATCTATAATATTGATATTGATCCAGTTTATTATGTCATGTCGGATTTAATGGATGATTTGAATTCAAAAGCATTAGAGGATTTATTTTATACCCCAAAAGCATTTGCTTTAAGTAAAGATTGGACGAGTAAACAACCAATTATAATAATAAACGATGATACTCGTACGATATATAATAAGTGGAACGTGGATAAGATTTTGCAACATCAAATAAGCTTCGCCCCAAGTGCAAGACAAATCGTACAAAAACTGAGTTAATTATGAAGGAGCTTAAATTAAGAATTCTTGGTTCTTATATCAATTTGAATGTAAACGGAACAGGAGATATAGAACAAAATCAAATTACCGTCAATTACTATCTTAAAGATATAAAAGAGTGGCCTAAAAAAAAGACTGCTCGTACTTTACCTATTAGAATTTATCAAACCCCCCAGATAAGAGAAATATTTGGGGCAGCTTTTAATATAGATAATGTTAATGCTTGGAATCTTCAATCTCGAGTTGATGCTGAACTTTACGAAGATAATGTTTGTTTATTAAGGGGATTTATCTTTATCGATACAATTAACAGTATTCAAAATTACTACGATGTTGTATTAGCTTCTAACGACGTTGATATTTATAATAGAGTTTCTGATAGACTTTTAACGGATCTTTCTTTTGGCCCAAGTTCTTATGATCATAATATAACTAAATCTTATGTTTTAAATCAATTCAATAATCCAAGTATTGGTCAATCTCCTTTACTTTATAATATTGTTGACTGGAATGGAGAAATAGTTGATGTTCAACATCTTCAATTAAGGGATCATCCAATTCTTCCTGCTTATAATGCTTTATTTCTCTTTGATAAAATAATGGATGATAATGGATTTACTTATTCCATGGGTAAAGATACGAGTACTCTTCTTTCTAAAGTTTATATTCCTTGGGATAAAGAAGTTACGAGTATACTTCCTGTAAAAAATTATGTTAGATGGATTGGGAATTCAAGTATTGACATTTCTATCAATGCTGCATATATGTCTAAACTTCACATGCACAATGGACGTAGACCAATGTCAACTCTTCCAACACAAAATTCTCTTCATTTTGATGTTTCCCCTGGAGATTTCAGTGAATGGTATTTAGGAGGAAATAATAATGAAATATCTACTTGTCCTTTAATGCAGAGTGGATTTTACAAAGTTGTTTTAACTCTTGATGTTTCTTGTCCTTCTTATGCAGTTGGATCTACTGTTGGTGGTTCTTTAGTTGGATGGCCTTGGGGAACAAACTGGTCAATTATCGTAGGAGGTTCAGATAATACTATTACATGGGCAACTTTTCCTAGTGTTCCTCTTGTTTTAGGGGATCATAAATATACTCTTGAAGCGGATGTTTATTTTCCTTCTTGGAGTGTTATGAATCCAGTTCTTATAGCAAGTGATACTTCTGTAGCTAATATAGGAATTCAAAGAACTTCTACATTTGAACTTTTTTCTTATTCTTGGCCATACGCAGGGGATGTTTCTATAAATCTAAATAATGCTTTACCACAAAATTATTATCAAAAAGATTTTATAAGTGATTTCTTAACGTATTTTAACGCTTGGATAATTACGGATCCTACAAATCCTAATAATTTATTAATTAAAACATTTGCAGAATATTTTAATGATTTAATCTATGTTGATTGGAGTGATAAATTCGATGATAGTCAAGATAACTTTTTCGAAACTTGTTCAAAATATATTGCTCAACAAGTAGAATTTACTTCAACCCAAGATTCAGATACATATAGTGCTGATTATGCAGATAAGTTTCCACAGCCACTTTATTATCTTTCAAAATTAAATACAAGTGATTTACCTAATTCTGGTGTTGATTCAATCCAGATATTTAGTTCCCCAACTTCAATAACTCCAGTAGGAAATATTTATGTTCCTCAGATTTTTGATAAGACAGGAAAAGCATCTTGGAAACCAAGATTATTATTTGGTAATTCGTTTACAAATGATGCTTCATATCATATTTTAGTTACAAATGATGGAACTTTAATAAATCCTCCTAACAAAATAACGACTTTAACTCCATTCTCAACAACTAATTTTGCAGATCCTTCAACTGTATTTTTAGGATGGGATAATTCAAATATTTATCTTGATAAGAAAACAATTACTGGAGGAACAGTTTTTAATGCATTTTATAAAAATGAACTTGATATGCTTTTGCATAAAGATGCAAGAATGTTGACAGGTAAATTCAGATTAAATCCAGAAGATGCAGAAAATTGTTTTAGTAAAAAAATCTATATTTCAAATCCTAAAATTGGGGATGCTCTTTATAGAGTAAATTCAATTCTTAACTATTCAAATAGTCGTAGTCTCTGCGATGTTGAATTAATCAAGATTGTTAATGTTCCTATCACGTGGCCTGCAACTATTAGTCCAAATCTATTAACTCTTAATCCTCTTACTTCAAACTCAGCAGGCGGCTCCTCTGGAGGTTCTGGCGGGGGTTCTGGCGGTGGTTCTTCAACTTTAGCAGGGTTAACTGATGTTAAATTAACAGAACCTTCAACTGGTCAAGGATTAGTTTATGATGCAGATAGTGGATTATGGGTTAATGCAACAGGTTTTGGACAAGATCCTTCTATAGTTGATTTATATTCTGAAAATATTGCGGAAGATGTTTCGATAGCTTATTTAAATACTCATAAAGTAAGTAAATCTGGCGATACCATGACTGGTAATTTACGTTTAGTAAATAATGCTCGTCTTCAAACAGATAATATTGATTCTTCAACAGCATTTTTTAGTGGATTTGCTGGTTCTGGAATGCAAATGGCAAGAAATTCATCTTCAGGTTTTGATGCAACTTTCGATAACTTAACTGTTCGTCAACAAATGAAAGTTTATGAACTTCAAATTCAAAAAATAAGTTCAGTAAATGGTGGTATTATAGTTAGTGCAGCAAATGGAAAAGCTTATGATGTTTCAACAAGTAAAATATATTTTGATGAAAATGGAACTCAAAGTCAAATTCAATTTGTTGCAAATGATTATATTCGTGCTCAACAGTGGTTATCAACAGGAACAAGAAACTTTTTAGGACAAGTAGTAGCAGTTCATCATAATCCTTCTACTGGATTTGCTTATATTGATTTTAATTATATCACAGGAACTCCTTGGGCTGGTGCAGATTTAGTTCAAGTTGGAAACTCCACAGATACAACACGTCAAAATGTTATTTATATTACTGCTCAAGATGTAGGAAATCCTTATATTGATATTTTAGCTGGTGTAAATGCAGGTTCATTTACAAATAAAACAAAAGTTAGAGTTGGTGCTTTATCTGGAATAACAGATTATGATTTTAGTCCAAGTCCTTTAACTGGTTATGGATTATATGGTAATGGTGATATTTATTTAAAAGGAAATATTCAATTAGTAAATTCAACTCCTTGTGCTTCAATAGCAGTTGTTCCAAGTTTTCAGAATATTACTGTATCAACTTTACCTACACCATTACAACCACCTTCAGGTTCAGGATTATTTTTATCTCCAAAATATATGGGATATTATTCTGCAGGAACTTTTAAAACTTATATGGATTCATCAGGTAATTTTTTATTAGGAAATCCATCAACTGCTGGAATGTCCTGGAATCAAAATACAACAGTTTTAAATATTGCTGGTGCAATTAATATAACTTCAGGAACAGGATTCGGAAATATTACTGATAGACCAAATTCATTAAAAACTCCATCAGGAGCAGGACTTTATATAGATGCATCTTATTTTGGATATTATTCTGGTTCTGTTTGGAATTCTTATATTGATTGGCAAGGTAATTGTAATTTTAAAGGGGTAGGTTCTTTTGAAGCAGCAACAGTTACAGAATCTGGCCATACAATGGGGATTGCTATTTCCGGGGATGATATTTATGAAAACTTTGATAATGGGGATGCTGGAACAATATTCATAAATAGAAAAGGATACAATGGTGGAAACACAAAACGACGACAACTTATTATTGGGGATGGAATAGGAAATGATGTTTTAAGTTGCTATTATGATGGGGTTTAT